TTATTCCGTTTTACATATCATAGTAGTCGATTGGAGAATATAATTTTTGGGAATGTACTGCTCAAAGTGTTCGTCCTTTTTAAATACATGAACTACATTTGGGAATAATTGATAGTCAACAGGATGTATAGCGTTTGGATTATGGTACATGTATATGGCTGTACACCATGGCTCTTGGTAGTTAGGGTCACTTACATCGGCTGAAAATGGATGTGGGTCTGCATCCTGATCCGTTTTAACACCACTAACGTACATTTTGAATCCACTCGCCTCTACGCCTGCAAGAATTCCCATCCGGTTAAACTTAGGTATGGTTGCTTGAGTAGTGAGTAAAACGGCAGAAACATAATTATTTTGTTCTGAGCCAAAAAAGTTCGACTTGATACTTCTATTTTCATCTGTATGTCTTTCAATAGAAATGCCTGACTCAATATCAATCCCGTACAAATAGCTATGCAAGGCTTCGCTTGAGAAGGCCATGGACATTCTTTTCGAATAATCCTGCATTGCTATGACAAATGGTTTGTTCTTTGTATGGTTGAGTTCCCAGTAATGAACTTTCTCTGGCTCAGGGCAATGCCGGACTTTTTTTAATAAACTTCTCGCAAACTTAAAAGGCATGACATTTAGAACATGTTTTCTTAATTCATCCATCTGCTCATCGTTAATGACTTTTCTTTCAAGAGGGGCTTCTGCTTCAGCAATGCTTACAGCCTCTACAGCAATTTCCACACCAAATTTAGATAGCAGAAAATCTGGTTGATTGTATTCTCTATTCATTTCAAAGTCGAGTTCATAAAATACAGCATTCAAATATAATTCAAATAGTCTTGAATTAAATGCGTCACTTTGAAAATCTCTTATAAATATTCCATCAGGATCTTTGAACCAGTATGCAAGTTCCTCAAGAACAATATAGGCAGGGAAATGAAGAGGGTCTTCGAGCAGCATTTTTATATAAATATTCTTTTTATTTTCTGGGACTTTACTCAAGAATAATGAAAAAGGTTTGGTTGATTCATCGCCTTGCATGAATGTACCGTTCTGGTGCTGCGCCAGCATCTTTGGTATGTCATCGTTTAAATTATTAAGCAAGACATCCATTGAATCAAATGAAGCCAAGACGTTTATTGCTCTGAATTTTTTATCTAAATCCCGACCCAATACTATTGCGTTAAAATCTTTATCAATATTGCATATGATTATTGTGGATAATAATGTTATCCCATTCCCCTCATATTTAAACCAGCGTATCTCCTCAGAGAATGTCTTAAGGTAAGGTGAGCGACCGTAAAAATAAATATCAAATTGTTCTTTACTGATCTCACTGAAGTGTAATCCTGCGTTCATACCAATTCCTTTTCAATGAATAATTGGCCTTTAGGAGTGATTCCCTTTGTCTTTAATTCAGCTCTAACTAGTTCTTTAATCCAATTGCCTAAGCTCATCATGCAGTTGGCTCATATGACAACGCCCTATAGTGCTCGTGATACTATAGGGCATCTGACCACACTGTTAACTGGAGTAACGACTATGGCAGGAATACAGCATAACCAAACTCACCCCAAACTTACATGGCGCTTTCTGGCCGTGAGCATAACAACGTCCGCTCCTCGCTCAAAGCGGACCTTCTCTTTTCTTTGATGCCCTGAACAATATCCTTTTTAACATGCCCGCGCGGTCGGTACATCAGCAAGCCGCGTCGTATAACACGGCGACAGCATCTCCCGCTTCATCTGCCACGCCTGCTGGATGCCCTGCCCCGCAAAATAGAGTGTTCCCCTGCCCTGCTGGTTGAGTTTATCCATCAGGGACATCAGTGCCGCGCTGTTCGCGCGCGGCGCGTTCTCGTCAAACAGGTTCAGCTGCGCCACGCCCTGGCTGAAAAAGTCCCCCAGCATGACCCCCGCTTTCTGATACCGGTGGCCGTCGCGCCAGACTGCATCGAGGCAGCGCGTCGCCGCGGCGATAATGTCGCGCGTGTCCTGTGTTGGCGTCAGCAGTTTGGTCCCGGCGTGGTTGCCGTAATACGGCTCAGCAGAGAACGGCGACGTTTTCACGAACACCGAAATGTACCGGCAGAACTGATGCTCGCCGCGGAGCTTTTCCGCCGCGCGCGCCGCATAGCTGCAGATAGCCTGACGCATCGCTTCATAGTCGGTGATTCGCTCCCCGAATGACCGGCTGCAGACGATTTCCTGTTTCGCCGGGGCAAACTCCTCGATCTCCAGGCAGGGCTCGCCGCGCAGCTCGCGCACGGTGCGCTCCAGCACGACGTTAAAGTGTTTGCGGATAAAGCGGATATCGGTATCACAAAGCTGCAAAGCATTTTTAATACCCATTGCATCCAGCTTTCTGGCGATACGCCGACCGACGCCCCAGACCTCCTCCACCGGCATCAGCGCCATCAGCCGCCGCTGGCGGGCCTGGTTCGACAGGTCCACCACCCCGCCCGTCTGCGGCCACTCCTTCGCCGCGCGATTGGCGAGCTTCGCCAGCGTCTTCGTCTGGGCGATACCGACACCACAATGGATCCGGGTGTTACGCCGGACGGTGTCGCGTATCTCCCGGCCAAAATCAGCCAGGTCGCGGCAGTTCCGCACGCCCGTCAGGTCGCAGAAAGCCTCATCGATGCTGTATACCTCGACGCGCGGGCACATTTCCTCGAGCGTGGTCATCACCCGCTGGCTCATGTCACCGTAAAGCTCATAATTGCTTGAAAAGGCAATGATCCGCTGAGGGAACTGCATCTCGCGCAGCTGGAACCAGGGCATGCCCATTTTTATGCCAAGCGCTTTTGCTTCGCGGCTGCGCGCTATCACACAGCCGTCGTTATTCGAGAGCGCCACAATGGGCTGACCGACCAGATCCGGACGGAATGCCGTCTCGCAACTCGTGTAGAACGAGTTCATATCAACCAGCGCGAACATTGCGGTGCAGGGTATTTATCACGCAAATGACAACGCCGACGATTTCGAGGTCGTCGGCGTCATAAACAGCTATAGGCGGGTAAGCCGGGTTCTCGGCACGCAGCTGCGCCACCGGGTACGTCACCAGCCTTTTCACGGTGAACTCCCCGCCGATATTGGCGACGACGATATCGTTGTGCTTCGCGTGAAGGCTGAAGTCCACCAGCAGAAGGGAGCCATCGAGAATACCAGCGTCGCGCATCGAGTCTCCTGCGACCCGCAGAACATAGGTGGATGAGGGGTGTGCAATAAGGTGGGAAACAAGATCAATTCCGCTGTCGATATAATCAGCGGCAGGGCTCGGGAAACCAGCAGAAATCAGGTCTGCATAGAATGGGATGCTGACCGGCTTAACCGGCAAAACGAGGGGGTGTATTTTCATTATGTACCTCCTGTAAAAATTACTGTGTATTTATACAGTAGTTTCAGGAGGTAACGAAATCAAGACGAAGCGGCCTATTAATCGTAACGGCAGAGCAGTTTTCACAGCTGCTCTGCCAGGACAACGCGCCGGCTTATTATTCGCCGCTTACGGTGACCGGGGGCACCGGCCAGACAGCTTTTTCGGGAAAACCTTCTTGTTGTGGAACCTCACGTAATGCCTTCCGGTAAGCGCCCCATGCTTCTTTGTCGGTCGGCGCGTCAGGCATCATTGCCCAGTCAGAAGCGGCAATAAGTCGATCACGCTCGGCGCGCACTTCTGCGGCCCTGATGGCCTCTAACTTCTCCTGATTAATTTTAATCATCGCGGCCAGCCTCATAGGTTCCGCCATACCCGTCCGGCGCAGGCATAGTGCTTTCGTTAATTTCCCACGCCTCCTGCGGAATATCGTCAGGCACCTCGGCAGAATCAACGATCCAGAATGGGACGCCATCAGGAACATCTTTCTGCCCGATTTCCAGAACAGTCAGGCCGCATGGGAGATAAGGGATCATGAGCGACACACCAAACTCTGATTTATAGATAATTCGCTTTTCCATATCTATTTCCTGTGAACCGTAACCATCACGGAGGCGTCAATCCGGCCCGTGTTATTCCTTGTCGCAACAGCAAAAGAGGTTTTGCTGATCGAATAAACGCTACCGCTGATCGCGTTAACATCATTAGAGCCCTGAATTGCCGTCACCATAATGGACTGATTGATTTCATCTGCCGGTGGGTTCTGGTAAACGAGCCGGTAAGCACCTGCCGCCTCCTTAGTGACAGAGGAAATGTTAAAAGCCGCGACTATCGTGTCACCACTGAAACGACACCATGCCACAGCGCCCTGGGGCGAATTGGTGGCAAGCAGTTCAACGTCAACATCAGAGGCCGGAATGCTGTATACCCTTGTTGTGGCCCCGTCGTTTACGGTGATGGCAGAGAAAGGTCTCGCCCCAACCCGCTGTAGCGCGACCAACGAGGCGGACGATTTAACCTGGCCCGCAACCTTCATCGTTGACTTAACATCACCACCACGCATCAGCACGCCGCTGCCCGGCTGCGTTGCGTATGAGTTAACCACGTCGAAGGACGTGCCGGCCGCCTGAAATGCGCCTGACGCGCGGATAATCCAGATCCCAAAAACCTCGTTCGGGTGGATCTCACCGCTTCCGTCACGACCATAATTTGCGTTTTGAGTACTGGCATCAAGAACGTAACGTTCATATCGGGTTGAACTGGTGGTGGTACCGTCAAGCTGGAATACGTTATTACCGCCGTTGGTCCAGCTGACAAACCCGTTTTTACCGCTGGTTGACTGATCGTAGTTGTAGGCGAACAACTGGCCGGAAATGTTAGGTGCGCTGTCCTGCAAAATTCGCCCGACCACGTCACCGGACGCAGCGCCGCGAAGGAACGGCGATTTGATACTGCCGTCCTGGATGCCATTGAGATCCGGTACGCGGAACGTTGTCGTTCCGTTTCCCGGCGAGTACATGCCACGGTTCATGGCCGGTGCGCCAGCGTTGCTGGACGTCAGCCAGACCGCATCCGTCTGCGTCGCCGTCAGAATACCGGCGTTTACAGCCGCCCATAAATCGGCGGTTTTTGCATCGGTACGGCTCTCAAGCTGGCCGTCTGCCGCGATATAACCGGCAGGCAGCGCCGCCCGCGAGCCGTTGAACCACTGAACTGCGCCGATGAAGTCATTCATCACGCCGTTCATGCTTGCCCCACCGCTCCCACCAGACGACGCTTTGAGCTGACGCAGGGTGACCGCATCATAATCAGATACCGCTTCCGCAGGCAGCGGCAACGGCTTACCGTTCAACAGGTTTTGCAGAGATACCGCCCTGTCTGTGACGTCGGACAGATTCGCGTCTTTTGTAAGGACTTTTTCGGCGTCAAATTTATCGGCAAGCGACTGCGCACGATCGGCCTCAGCGAGTGCGTCAGTAGCGGCCTGGCTGGCAGTGCTCACGGCCTGCGCCGCCGTGCTGGCGCTGGCTGCGGCATCGCTGGCTCCTCTGCTGGCAACGGCCATAGCATCCTCTGCCGCCTTTTTAGCCGCGGCGGCATTATCGGCGGAAGCCTTCGCCCCGCTCCTGGCCGTCTCGGCAGCCCGCCGGTCCGCGCTGACGCTGGCCTGCGCCTGCTTAATATCCTCCACGATTTTCTGAAGACTGCCCGGATCGAGGTCTTCGAGCAGGCTCACCAGTGACGGCCAGCTCGGCCCTTTAAACTGGCTGCCGTCAGGCAGCGTAACGGTGATATTTTCACCTGCGGAAAAAACCTGCTGCCAGTTGGCTTTGTCGAGGTTGAGCCCGCGTAAGGCTTCGGTAACCTGATTCACCACTTCCATCGTTACCTGGCTCATGGTACCGCGCGGCACCGCTGACCATGCCAGCCCCGCCGCATCGGGCCCGGTGTACGTTCTGGTGAGCGTCAGCACCGTGTCGCTGCTGACCGTTTTAACGGCCAGCGTGTAGACAACCTGACCCGCCGTGAAGACGACGTAATCCCCCGCGACCAGTTCGCTGGTAAATGTGGTGCCGTCGCCGTTGATGGCCGTTGCGCCGTTTGTGATGCTGATCGTGCCTTTAGCCATCAGGCCTGCTCCTTAAAATAAAAAACCCGCCGTAGCGGGTCATTCAGTCAATAAGCGGTCAGTACATACTGTCGAGTAACAGGATATTCATGCCGGTCGTTCTGTTTACGTCCAGCGAATAGTCAGACGTCCATACCGCAGCCACATAGCCGCGCCCCACCCGGACGGCATTACCCGCCCGGACCAGCCCCTGATATTTTGCATAACACCAGCCGCCGGAGATGTCGGTCTGCGCACCGTAACGACCGAGCATGATGAACCGGTTCCCGATATCAGTGGCAGTCCCTGACGGCCTGTAGAAGGCATTGCTGTAGAGGAACGGGCGCTTTGTTGTGGAAAAGGTGCACTGCCCTCTGCTGTTGAAGAAGTTCAGTCCGGGCCCCGGAACCGGCGCGGTGCCGGTCGCAAAAATCACCACGTCCATCGTTAAGGTCGCGCTGACGTTCGCCCCGTTACGCTCGGCCACGGCCCGGACCACGTTACCGTCGTATTCCACCACCACACCGCTGGCGCTCCACCTGGCAAATACGGCGTAAGACTGCCGGGTGTAGCCGGTCGGGGGCGGTGACCAGGAGCCGTTAAACGTCACCCGCCCCCGATACACACACTGACCGACCGCGGCCCCGTCCGTGATAATGGTGAAATCAGTACTGTCAGAAATATAAAGCCCGCGATTGCCCGACTGACTGGCGGGCAGGATCTGCCAGACCGTGCCGGGGTATATTTTCCCGTTGCTCATTTTGTAGTTTGACCAGGCGGAGAAGGTCAGCACATTTCCGCTCTGTGATACGCCGGTTAACACGTCCATATCCGGGATCAGGCTTGTGCTGCCGCCAAGATAAATCCCGGCGGTGACATGCGGTGCGAAGACGGCTGACGCACCCGCCACATAGCCCGGTATCGCGTACTGATTCCCGCTGCCGCTGGCATACCCGCAATAGGACGGGCACCGCAGCCCCGCGGTAATGGTCATCGCCGGACCGCCGTCATTGAGATCGATATACAGCCCACTCGGCATTAATTCCATTCCCCCAGAATGATACGCCCGCCATTCGCCAGGTTTACCGTCACACCGTTACCGTTGATGACCACACCATTTCCGCTACCGGCCAGGGAGAATCGTCCCTCCGTTGCGATAATGGCCCCCCGCACCGTCACGTCATTAAACTCCGCGGCTCCAGCCTTATTAATCATCCAGCCGTTTTTACCCGCCACATAGTTATTTGACTGAATAAAGGCGCCAATTTTGGCGTTTGTAATCGTGCCGTCCTGGATAAAGGCCGAGTTCATAAACACCTGGCCGTTTACCACTGCAAACGGTGAGTAACGGTTGTTTCCGCTGCCGCTCATCACCACAAACTGATTCGCATTCACCGCAAAGCGGGTATCGACAGCGGTGCCGTTAATGGTGACCGCCACCGACAGCCCGGCGTCATAATACTGCCCCTTATACTGCACGCCGGTTTTCATGGTGTAGATGGCAGAGCCGCCGTTTGCATCAACATACGCATCCATCTTGCCTTCTACCGCGGCCGCCACATCGTCAAACCGCGCCACCACCGTGTCGTTTATCTCACTGATGGCCGATGTGTTATCCGCCGTGGCTTTCTCAAGACGACTGGCGGTGGCGTTGAAATCGTCAAATTTCGCGTTCACCGTCGTCTCAAGCGCCGCGACGGACTTACCGGCATCGGCGGCCAGCGTCCGGGCTTCAATGATGCCCGCGCGGTTATTGCCATAGAGCTTCCACTGCTGGTTCACCGTGTCGTGGCCGCCCAGGGCATTCTGCAGAATTGCTTCGGGATCGAGGGTTATCTGGCTGAGCAGCGCCTCACCGTCTTCCTTCGTCATGAAGTCGCCCGCGATATCGCCCAGGTAATCCTCCGCGTTGTCGTTCGCCATGCCGCGCACCCACGCCGTCCACGCCGACTGGTTCCCGATGCGGTCCACCAGCCGCGCGCGGTACCAGAAGATTTGCCCGGCGCGCAGACCGAGCTGCGTGTAGCTGCGCGCCGGATAGGGCACATCGGAGAGCAGCAGCGCGTCGCTGCCGTCGGGCGCAGCGGCATACTGTATTTCGGTCATCAGCGTGTCGTCCGCGCCGTCCGGGAAAGTCCAGTCGAGCTGGATCCCCCAGTTAATCGCCGTGGTGCGGAAGTTCAGTGGCACCGGCGGCTGCCCCACCTTGCCGGTCAGCGTCACCTCGTCGCTGGTCTGCCAGACCGAGGCAACATCGCTGGCGTTCACGGCGCTGACGCGCGCCATATACCGCCCGGCATAGATTCCCTGCACCTCAAAGCCGAGCGAGCTCGTGCGCGGCACGTTCACCCAGTCGCCGTTATCCTTGCGCCACTGGCATTCATACGCCACGGCACCGGGCGCGGCGGGCCAGGCGACACGCAGGGTTTCCACGCTGAGGCCCTGCACCACGCGGCTGTAACTGCTGAGCGTCACGGAGGCCGGCGGCACCTGCGCGCCGGGAGGAATGGCCGATACCGGTCGCTCATCAAGCCGGGCGCCGGAATCGATGGCGGCATACTTATCCGGGTTGTGCTGCACTGCGCTGATAGTCCATGTGCCGTCGTTGTTGTCTTCGACAGACGTGACCCGGTAATGCTGAATTGCCACATCCTGCGCATCAACCGACCAGACCGCCTCGCGCTCCGGCGTTTCGCTGAATACCGCAGACACCGTGACGTTGCGGCCGCTGACCGCCTGAAGGGTACGGGCCTGTGATTTGCCGGACGGCAGGTTGACGATAAGCCTGTCGCCCGCTTTTGCATCCGGCGCCCGGTCAAGCGTCAGCGCGCGACCGTTCACCTGACTGATACGCCCGCCCATCACCCGCCCGGACAGATACTGATCCGCCACGCCGATGATATGGCCCGGCAGCGGGATCATGCCTTCGAGCCCGGTGGCGAAACTCACCATCCGGTCTTTAGCATTCGTCAGCAGCGCCCAGCGGCCGCGGCGGTTGGCCTCGGTGCGCCGCGTGCAGCCGATGGCGGAGATCTGCGTCTGGCGCACGCCGTAGCGGCGCACCAGGTCAGGCTCCATGACTGCTTCCACTTCATCGGTGTAATGGTTCTCCGGGTTTGACCAGCTCACCATCGCCGTTGAATAACGGTTCTTCTCGCTGCCGCTGGCGTAGGAGAATTTGCCGTCGATGACGTTGGCGCGGGTGTAGACATACGTCATGTCGCGCGGCATGTCCGCGAGCGCGGCCAGCTGATTACCGGCCCAGTAGGTCATGCCACGAAAGATGCTCGCCAGGTCGCGCAGCACCGTAAACGCCTCATTCTGGCTCTGGATATACACGTCGCAGAGAAATCGCGGCTCGGTACCGCTGCCGCCGGTACCGTCGGGCACGGGCTGGTCGCAGTACTGCGCGATGCGGTAGAGCTCCCACTTGTCCACCTGGGTCGCATCCAGCCGGTCACCGGTTCCGAAACGGTCGCTCAGCACCAGGTCGTAAAAGACCCAGGCGGGGTTATTGCTCCAGGCCCATTTAAACGAGCCGTCCCAGGTGCCGGAATAGGTGCGGGTCACCGGATCGTAAGTGGTGGGCACGCGGATTTGCCGCCCGCGGGCGCGGAGGCTGATCTGCGGGATATTGCTGAACTGCTTCGCGTTGAACGACACAAACAGCAGCGCGGTGTTCGGGTAGCGCAGCTTTGCATCGATGATTTCCGAATACGCCTCGATGTTTGTGGTGTCGACGATGCGACTTGAAGTGCTGTCCACCGTCGTCCGCCGTACGCGAATCTGCCAGCCGGTCCGGGCGGGCGGGAGATCGATGCGGTGGCTGCGCTCATACAGCGAGGTGGTCTTACCGTCGAACGCGCCGTTCAGCACCGTGACATACCCGCCGCCGTCGGTGGACAGCTCAATTTTGTAGTCGACGCGGTAACCGACCACATCCCCGTTGTCCTTCATACGCTGCAGCGAAGGCACGCCGAGGCGAACCCGGACCGCAGAGAGCTGCGTGTTACTGATGGCGCGCGTCCACGGCTGTGTCGCTTTAAGCTGGGTGTTAATTGTGATTTCATTTTCAACCGACGGCACGCCGGGGATGTAAGTCTGCGCCTGGGTGCCGGACCGGAACTCCCATTTCACACCCGGAAAGTTAAGCGTGCCGTCAGCGCTGCGGATCGGGGTGCCGTCGAGGAAGATATCTTTATCCGTGAGGCCGCCGGCGAACTCCCCCTCGCCCAGCGCCAGCAGGATTTTGGCGGTCGCGATCGACTGCAGTGAATCAGGAGACTCCCGCGGCGTGCGGGGTTTATCACCGCCACCCTTTTTACCGGTTATTTTTTCCATACTGCGCCCATAAAAAAAGCGCCCGCAGGCGCTGTTATCTGACTGATGCTCACTGGTCGTTGGTGTAGATGCCGGCGGAGACAATGGCGCCGCCGATTTCGCGCTCACCGTAAAGAAGCCCGACGGGATTGCCCATTGCCGTGGTATTCACCGGCCCGCCGAACGCATAGCTCGGCGCGTTATCGGGGTCCTGACGCGATGCCAGCCCGCCGGGCTGGGGTGACAGCATCTGCACCACACCACCTGCCATTAAGCCGATACCGGCCTGTAAGGCATACGGGCCCCACGTCGCGCCGCCCCACGCCTGGCCGATGGTCATGCCAATGGCACCGACCACCACCAGCACCGCGCCCAGTATTGTCTGCAGCACGCCCGCCCGCTTGCTGCCGGCGATAACCGGTGCAATGCGGATATCCGCTTCGCCGCTGTTGTGCTTCAGCTCGTCCTGGCCGATGTTCTTTTTCCCCCTGAATACGGCAAAGCGCAGGCCGCGCAGGTGCGCCGTCTGCATGTACTGCTCAAAGCCCGGGATAATGACTGACAGCGCGCGGCAGGCTTCCGCCGGGCTGGCTATCACCAGCCGGTGCTCGCGACCGAACCGCGCACCCAGCGCGCCGTAAAGCCGCACCGTTTTCAGTTGGTTCATGGCAGATCCTTATGTCTGACTATTTTAATGGTGCGCTCGCGCAGGTAGCCGCCGTATGGTGTGGTGCAGGAGAGCTGGCCGTAGAGGTGATGCAGCAGCTGGTTACCCTCTAGCAGAATACCGGCGTGATTCACCACCGGCGCGGACACCTGCATCAGCACTATGTCGCCGGGCCGCGGCTCTGTAACCTCGCGAAATCCCTCGGCATACCAGTTATCCATATAGAGATTTTCGCCCCGCTCCCACCACGGGTAATCCACGCTGTAGTTACGAAGCGTCACGCCCTGGCGGCGGTGCCAGTCCATCACCAGCGACCAGCAGTCCGCATAACCCAGTTCAAAGGCGCGCCCTTCCAGCGGCCGTTCGCCGCGGGGCGCGATGGTGCGCAGGTCGCCTTCCGGCCACGAGACGATTACCCAGGGGATGCCGTGGGCGTCGCACTGCAGCTGGTCAAGCTCGCTCGGCTGGGTGGTGGCGCCGTCGCCCGGGTGGGAATGCACAATGGCGGTGACGGTGCCCCAGTCTTCTGCCGCCGCGTAATCCTCCGGTGACAGCTCAAACTGCTCCTCCGGCGCGCCAGTGATGTTCCGGCACGGGAAATACCGCTCGACGCGGCTTTTCTGCGCCACCAGGCCGCAGCACTCGCGCGGGTATTCCGCCTCAGCATGGGCCAGGATATCGGCTATGGTTTTATCGCGCATGGTTACCTCCGGATCAGGCTGGCCCCCGGAAAGCCGCCGAAATCGAGCTGGGCATCCGGGCCAAAGCGTTTTTTACAGTCGGTCAGCAGGCCTGAGCATTTATCCTGTGCCGGGTCGGTCACCGGGTTACCTTTCAGATCAAACATGCGCGGGCCGTTGTAGGTGCAGCCGTCACCGCTGCGGTATTTGTTGCGGCAGGCCCAGGTGCAGACCGCCGTGATTTGGCGCGTCGGGATCAGCAGCCCCTGGAGGTCCATCGGGCTGGAGAGGCGAAATTCCACCACCTCGTTGTCTTCTGCCGCCTTGCTGTCGATGTAAAATACCTGGCGGAAATACTGCCCCGGATCCGCCGACGGGTTGCCGTCCGGAAAGGTGCGCGCATCGAGATACTGGCCGAACGTATCCAGAATCGTGACCTTCGCCTGCACCATGTCATCAAAGCGCAGACAGAGCGCGGTCACCACGCCATCAAGGTTGGCGATGCGCAGCACCGGCTCCGCACTCTGGCCGTCACTCGACGATGCCAGCCCGGTAATTTCAAACGGCCAGGCACCGTATTCCTCGTCATCAAACCAGATGGATTTAGCGGCAAGCTTCGAGGTGTCGCCGCCGCTCGCCGCGATTTCTTCCGGCGTGTGGGGAATGGTGCAGGCGTGAAAGCGCAGCACGCCCGCGCCGAACGCCGAGCCGTCGACGGTCACCAGGCGGACACTGTCGCCGGGTTCAAGCTTCTGAACGTCATTACTGATTGCCATAAGTACCTACGGAGCGAATGCCTGTGTGAAGGTTGCGGTGAGAGAGAAAATGCCACCGCCCGGCGCCGACGGGCGGTAGGCGTCACAGCGGTAAAGCCCCGCGCCTTTCAGCGGTGCCTGCCAGATGAACGAACGGTTGCCGCCATGCCTGTCCAGGAAATCCATAATCGCGGTGATATAGCTTTCATCTCCGACGAATTCCAGATCCCATTTCTGACCGCGGGCGTTGATGCCGTCTCCCGACGCCTGGGCGTACCCGTCGCCGAACTGCGCGCGGCGGACGCGGTGAGTGACCTCGCCCCCGGCATTAATGCGCGGGCACCAGGTAAAGGTTTCGGTTGCCATGTTTCACCCATAAAAAAACCCGCCGTGGCGGGTAAGTAAGGAGCGTCAGCGCTTGCCCTGTATGGCGTTCCACAACGGGGTGCCGGGCTTGCGCAGCTGCGAGTTGATGGTATCGAGAATGGCGCCGGTGAGCTGGTTAGCCACCGCACCGGCGGCGTTAGTGTTGCCCTGCGCACCACCTTTGTCGCCTGTAAAATTAATTGTCCCGATGCTGACGCTGACGCCCGCGCCGCCCTGCGTCCCGCTACCCAGCGCTTTCACACCCAGCCTGCCGGTGGCGTCGCGGGTCAGCGGCATAATGGCTTCCGGTCCTGCCTCGCCCATCACGCCGGCCCCCTTCGCAAACGCAAAAAAGGTGGGGGTATCAACAACGCTGCCGCTATAGCTGCTCAGATCGGCTGACGAATAAACCCCACCCTTCGCGTTAAACTGAAACGACGCACCGTAGTTTTGAATGGCGGTGCCCGCACCGGCAGTTCCGGTTGCGCTCCCGGCGACGCCTCCCGCAATTCCTCCGAGAAGGGAGCCGAAAAGTCCACTACCAGACGAACCGCCACCCATCGCGTTAACCACGGCCATCTGCAGCGCAACCTTTGAGATAGTCTGCAGAACGGATAACCCCCAGTCCTTCCAGCTGGCCTTGTTACCCACCAGCATTGCGGAGACGTTATCAAGCGCACTGTCCATCGTGGAAGTAATGCCCTGCGATACCGTGCCGGCAATGTTGCTGACGTTATCCATCCAGTCAGCAAGCCCCGCACTTACGCCCGCGCGCCAGTCCAGTTCGCTGGCCTTCGCCTGCCGATATTTTTTATCAAGCGCATCCAGCGCTGACTGACGCGCTGCGATTGCCTCTGCCCCCTTATCGGTTTTATCAAAGACGCGCTCAACCTCCTGCCGCTCTCGGTACTGTTCACGCTGACGGTTCCCCATTCCTGACGTAGTGGCGGTTAAGCCAGCAACATCCTGGTAGCGGCGTGCCGCGTCCTTCAGATCTTTCAGCGCGTCAGCCATTTCATGCTGCTTGCGGACAGCCTCATCGGCTTTCTGCGTCCACTGAGCCAGCGCCACGGCACCCGCCTCAATGGATTTTCGCTGCTCCTCGCTCCACTTGACGCCATTTTCATGAGAGGCAGCGTAGAGCTCAGCCGCTTTTTCTCCCTGCGTGGCGCGCACCTTCTGAACCTCTACAGCAACACTCAGATCGGCGATTTTTCGGCTGTATTGTTCAGCGGTCTGCGCAGCCTCTCTCGCCGCTTTATTCTGGGCATGGGTTGCAGCCGTCTCATCCTTTTTCGCCTGGGCCAGCGCCTCATCTTTCCGGGCGGCCTGATCCTTATTGTAAATATACTGGGTATAGAGCGCCCCGGTCAGTTTCAGATCCTGCGCTTCATAGACATGCTGCTGATGAAGTTTCTGCAAGCCGGACAGACTCGCCAGCTCATTATCGCGACGGGCTTTTTCCAGTGCTGTTGTCTGCTGTGGCGTCGCGTTCGACGTGGATATCACCGGGCCGGCATATGATGCAGGCCGACTGGCGGGTGTTACCCCCATGCTGCGGTTCAGAAGATCATAAGCCCCTTTCAGGGTGGCAATAGCCCCTGCCTCCTGAATGGCTTTCTGCGTAGCCTGTTCGCTGGCGTCGTTAAACAATCGTTGGGTCTGCTGAAGTTTTGAAACGGCCTGCTCCCGCTGATACTCCAGATTGTTCAGCTGATCCGTAAGAGAAATATTTTTCTTTGTAATATCCGCCTGGTCCATAAACGTGTTAATCCACGTCATGGTTGGGTTTTGGTTATAGTCCTGCTGAATTTGTGCGAGCCCCGCCAGGCTGACTTTGGCACGCGCTATCTGGCTGTCGAGATCGGCAATATCTTTTTTTTGCGCATCCACTGATGAGCGAGCATCCGCCGCTGCGGATCGCAGGCCGAGGGATGACATATCCTTAAGCCGGGCGTTGATCTCATCCAGGTTACTGGCAAACCTACAGCTTCTTTATGAACCTGCTCGGTATGCTGGTACAGGCCATACATCGCTGCACCAGATGCCAGGATGACGCCCGGCCAGCCGCCTAACAGGCTCAGTACGCCACCACCCAGGCGGGACATCACAGAGGCGGTTTCAGTTAACCGGCTGGCAGCGGAGGAGCGGGTGCTGATAGCGTTATTAAGCTGTGCCTGCGCCGCGGTTAGCTGCCGCTCTGCTGTGGTTTGCGCCTCAATGCCAGCCGCAGCGGCACGGGCCTGCTGCGCACGGTAAACAGCCTGCCTTGCCGTTGCCACACTGACCTGGGTGCCGCGCAGCTGCGCTTCCGCAAGCCCCACTTCTGCTGCTGTATTTCCAACCAGAGAAGCTGTTGCAGTTGTGATGCTGCCGACCATATTGCCGAAGTATCGCGCCACGCCCAGCCCGACAAGCGCGCCCGCGACATTCGCTACGGTATCAATGTTTTCTGCCAGTCCATCAAGTGCGCCCGACAATGAGGAAGATGCACCCACGGCCTGGTTAGCGCCGCCCACCCAGGCCATAAAAGCGTTCTCTACCTTCTGAGCAGATCCGCTGATACTTGCCGGAAGGGTGTCGAATTCTTTACGAAGCTGCGCCACATTGGTCAGTAGCGGCACAATCTTATCGGTGGTCAGTTCCCCATTATTGGCCATGTTACGCAGTCCGCCGATCGTCGTGTGAAGACCGTCGGCAAGAAATTTGGCGAGACGTCCGCCACTTTCCATAATCGCGTTAAACTCCTCACCACGCAGCACGCCCGAACCGAGCGCCTGACTGAGCTGCGTAATGACAGAACTGGCTTCTTCCGTGCTGGCACCGGATAACTTGAGGGAGGTCGCCACGGTTTCGGTGACGTTCGCCACGTCCGCAGATGCATAGCCAGCGTCACGCAGGGACTGAGCAATTCTGCTGTAAAGATTGGCGTTTGCCTCAAAAGAGGTTCCGGTCCGCTGACTGATAGACATCAGCGACTGTTGCGCCGTAGTAAAGTCCTGTGCCGAAGAAGAGGCCAGCCGCAGACGACCATTCAGCTGGTTCCAGGTATCGGCATAGTGAATCAGCTGTCCGGTAGCAAAGGCTCCGGCAAACGCGCCAGCCAAACCTGCTGCGGATGACTTAACCGATGCAAGCTGCGCATTGAGCTCGCCTAAAGAACGCTGCGTTTCTCGCGTAGCGGCAGCCGCACGGCGGCCCCCCTGTTCCATCGTTTTGTAATAATCAGAGCCCATCCGGGAGGCGCGGGAAATCTCAGACTGAAATGACTGAGAATTTGCGGAGATTTTGATTATTAATTCGCGCAGAGTAGCCATGTTAGTCCCATAAAAAAACCCGCCGAAGCGGGTTCACATTTAAAAATTCAACCGGAACTTGTTCTTACATGAGTCGAAATGAATTTCGCACTTAATTATTGCTGTGTGCATTTCACTGCTTTAAGTGACTCGAGCTGATTCAGACGCTCATGTGCTTTTTTTCGCGCATCACTTTTGGCCATACCGTTTCCGATACCGAAGTCGCCGAGAAAACCAAGCACAGTACGTCCATCAAACTGGCCGGTGCTTTCAATCTCCTGCTGAACGCTATGTGCTTTAGCAATCTCTACATTTAATGCCTTACAGTCGAATGCGCTGGCCTCCTCGCTCGTTACAGACGAAGCCTGTGGATACTGCTTGGTCGCACATCCAGTGAGCATCAATAATCCAACCCCTAAAACCATTAATTTTTTCATTGTGTGTTTCCATTAATTGCAATCAGAAACATCCTAACATTATAGCTTTGTCTCTACCCTACTATTTTGCAGGGATATGAATCATTAAGTGTGTGCCGCAGCTAAGGCGACAGCAGGCCATTACTTTATTGTGCCAGCGCGGCAAAGAAGCCTTCCAGCCCGGAGTTGTCCTCTTGCTGATCCGGGGCGCTCCACTGCAGGAGAACATCATCAATGCTTAACTTTGCGCCCTGTGAGTTAAGCACTGCAGCGGCAACCTGCGCAGCCTGGATATCGCCGCGCCGGTCGCTGATGGGGTTGAGGCGGTCAAATTCGATCCACATACGCAACTCGCTGGCCGTCATTGTCTGCTTCAGTTCAAGAAGCGTACGCCCGAGACGCAGCGCCAGTGTCATCAGGAAGAAAGTGCCGGGCTGGCTTACGGCTTTTCCACTTCGGCGGCCGAGGTGGTCAGATCGAGCGCCTGCTTAAGAAGACGGGCGTGCACCGGGCCATAAAAGAGCTCCACTTGCGGCTTGTCTTCTTCAGAAAATACCTGCGAGCCATCTTCTTCAAGTAGTACATCAATAAACAAAATGACGTCAGCACTCTTGTTACGCAGCGCCCGCTCTGCAGCCGTCAGTTCTTCTGGTTCGCCATCTGTCTGCTTCGGGTTAAGCACCTGCTGCCATTCCAGCCAGGCCTGAGCGGAGGGCTCCCGCAGTTTTACTGTGGCGTTTTCCCATTCAGGTACAGTCACGACTTTGGTACGGAAGCCCGCCATCGGTGCCAGCGCAAGCGCGCGGAGTGAACTCTGTGAAACCTGCTTTTCCATTTCATGACTCTCGTTTTAGAACTAAAAAAGCGGCTTTCGCCGCTGCGATTAACCTGCTGCTGGGGCCGGTACGATCGGGACGGGTTTTCCTTTGATGCGCAGCGTAAACGACGCCGTCACCACCCCGGCCGTGCCCAGGCTCCAGCTGTTCTGGCGTACTTCTGCCAGGAACGCATAACCATTACCGGAGGGGAAAATCACCTGAAACGCATGCAGTGCATCGGTATCGTAGGCGGCGCGAAGCGTGTTCTGACCTTTTTCATCGGCTGACCAGTTACCGGAAACCGTCATCTCCCCGGGCGCAGCCAGGCCGTTCGTCATCTCCTGCTCGGTGGAGCAAAGGGTGGTGGTGTCGATATCCGATTTTTGCCCGCCGGTATAGCTGAGTTCTTTGGTCGAACAGTTAATGGACTGCCAGGTCGCACCGGTGGGATTAGGCACCGTTGCCGGATCGGCGGAAACGTTAATTATCGTTCCCTGCGTTTTTTCGTACTTTGAGGACATAGAGAGCTCCGGATATAAAAAAGCCGCCCGGAGGCGGCAGAGTGGATTAGTGCCAGATCTGAACTTCCAGTGTGGCGCGGTACAGCGCAGTATCAGGCTCGTATGCGTTAATCTCGTTCAGACCAACGGGATGCAGATCAGAGAGAGCTGATTTAACCTGCTCGCGCAGCGCACGGGCGTCATCAATCGAGCTGGCCCAGGCATCTACCTGAACCGCGCAGGCGGTTTCTGCCGGTCCGCATAAAACATCCTCGCTGGCAGATGAGGGCAGAAGGAAAACTACCCACGGTGCTGCTGTGCCCTGCGGGGCGACAAACGGGAAAACATTGCCGCCTGCCAGTGCACCGAGTCGCGCGTAGATATCAGCCTCCGTCATTTCGCCAGCACCTCATCGATCGCCTGATTCATCCGCCGAAGCGCCACCTGCGTGGCCTCTTCCTGACGGGTATCGAAGGCCGGACGCACAAAAGGGTGCGCCGGCATAGCTGATGTACCAAGCTCAACAAAGCGCCAGTAAAATGCGTTACGCGGATTGCTGGCCTTCATGGTGCTGTCACTGTTACCTGTGACCGGATTAACGCCGCGGATATGTACGCCTGATGAAATTTCGCCACGGCGACGCGCTTTCTGCGTCACAACCACAACATTTTTCTTCAGCTTGCCGGTTTTAACTGGAGCCCTCTTTTCGACCTCATCCTTCAGAACTTCAGCACCCGCACGCGTCGCGTCACGTAATACCTTGTTATTTTCTGCCCGGCTGAGTGTTTCCAGATCCTTTGCAATGTCGGCCAGTCCGGAAAAATCAAGATTCGTTGATATCACTGCTTCACCCCCTTCTCGCAGAGTAGTTCAAGTCTGGTGCCTTTTTCCGCAGAGATAACCGAACTGATATCGTATATTTCACCGTTGCCGGTAGGCGGCAGGTGAACAGCGCGCCAGCCTGTCGTTACCGGAATACCCGGATACCGCCGCATCCAGATTCGGGTAGTGGTGCTGCTCAGCTCCGCGCCACCATCCATCATCTCCCGTCCCGATACATCTGCGACTTCTGCACGTACCGAAGCAACATCAATCCATCCTGTTGCCGGTTGCCCGGACGGTAGCCGCCCGGTAGCTGGTTTTTGCAGGCTTACCCTGTGCCGTAGTCTTCCTGCTTTCATACGCCATACACCCGGTAAGGTTGAAGAAGTGCTTCGGTGGAGAGGGCCAGTGCAGAGGTGACGTTACCCACGTTGACCGCTTCACGGTTCGCGTACCAGTGCCCGATAAGCATCAGCATCGCCATTTCAATATCATCGCTGTAAAGTAGGTGGTCAGGGTCGGAAAGGTAGCCCGGATCTTCAGGTGAATCATAAATCCGGCGGCGGGTCCACTTTTCCACATACCGCGAAGCCGCCTTTATGCTGTTTTCGATCCAGTTGTCGTCCTCCGTAAAATCCGGCTCGATATTGCAGTGATGCTTAACCTGCTCTCTGGTCAGCATGCGCGCCCCTTATTTCTGCTTCTTTTTTGCTGCTGTCTGCTCTGCTTGTTCCGGCTGCTCCGGCTGCTCCGGCTGCTCCGGCTGCTCCGCAGTATTTTTCTTCGACGGTGCGGTGGCGTAACCTTTTTTAAGCAATTCGCGACCGTGCTGCTCAAGCGTCTCGAACTCAGTGCCTTCAGTCAGTACATTGCCTTCAAAATAGATGGGCTTGATAGCGATCAGCTTCATGATGTTCTCCTTCAGGGAAAAGAAAAGCGGCCCGGGAGCCGCTGATAAGGGTTACGCACCGCCACCGGCGGCCGTCGCAGTAAACGCACCGTAGATGAACGCCTCCGGGCGTTTCACCGCCAGCGCCAGGCGTTCTTCACAACGAATCGAGATCATGTTTTTCTCGAAGTCATCCGCGTTCTCGGTGGAGATCACCACGTTGGCATCTTCGCGGTCGAAGAGCTGCGCAGCCGCGTTGAACGCGCCGGTCAGGAACTTACCCTGGAACGCTGCCGTTTCGGTCGCCACCACCGGCAGGCCCCAGAGGGTCGGCCCGCTCAGCGCAGCCGGGTTCGCCAGGATGTAGCGGCCCAGACTGTCTTTGGTGAGTTCAATCTTCGCCCAGTCGATGAAGTGCAGAACATGGCCGGACGCCGGGAAGCGCGCCAGCTGTGCCTGCAGCATCGCCAGCCGCAGCACGTCAATTCCGTTCTGTTTCTCGACTTCAAACGCGGCGCTGAAGGCGGACGCCTGCGGCACGATGCCTTTCAGATGCGCGCCGGTGCCGTCGCCAAACAGGATTTCCTGCTCTTCGACATACTTCAGGCCATATCGCATTTCCGCATCAATCGTGGACTGGAGCTGCGCGAAGTCGTCCAGGATCTGCTTGGACGCTTTGAACATATGCGCAATGGTGGTTACCGGGGTGATCTGGGTGGCGAACTGAATATCGCTGTACGGTTTGGCGGTACCTTCCGGGACCACTTTTGCCGCATTGGTGAAGCCAGTCTGCTGCACCCAGAAGATAGCCGGTGCCGCCGTGCGACCGGGGGCGATCAGGTCACGGATGAACAGACGCTGTCTCGGTGCGGTGTCGATACCCGGCAGGCGTTGCGGCTCTACCACACCGGTTGGCACGTCAGTTGATATCAGTGCAGCATTGACCGGCACGCTCACGCGCTTGCCACCCTCAACGCTGGCGGCGAACGCTTTAAGTGCTTCGCTGCTGATAACGGTCTGGCCGACGGTTTCGACCACTTTTGCGGCATTCGCCAGGGGCATCTGAGCGACCTGCTGCTCCAGCTCGCCGAGCGCGGCCTTGAGCGTCTTTTCCGCCTCTTTCAGGGCGTTAAACTCGGAGGCCATTTTGTCGACGGTTTCTTTAGTTTCTGCCGACAACTTGCCGGTTTTCTGGGCTTCTTTCAGCGCCTCTTCTGCTTTCGCGTTGAATTTGCCGGTGGCCTCTTCAATGCTGGCGCTGACTTTTTTCAGGATCTCGTTTACTTCAGACATAACATCTCCGTATTTACTGGGCAGCCGCTTTCAGTCCGCTAATGGCGGCTTCGAGACGGTCAATGGTTTCTTTTTCGATGGTGGCAGCGCTCGGCGTACCGTCAGGGGTGGCAGCAGCGCCCGGCGTGCTGCCCGATAAGGCTTTAAGCAGTTTTCGGCGTTCAGACCGTGGCGTGTTTGCTTTCGCCAGTAACGCATCAAGCTTGCGCAGCGCGGCGACGGGGCTTTCATCGTCGTCGGCGATTTCATCAGCAGACAGCAGGCTGTCAGCAAAGCCCTTTTCCACGGCTTCGCTGCCGCCAATATAGGTTTCACCGTCCATCATTTTGTCGACGGTGGCGGCGTCGAGGCCGCTGCGCGCCTGGTAGATATCGCTCATGGCTTTATCAAACGGCGCCATGTCAGTGGCAATCTGCGCCAGGTCGTGACGGTTGCCCATCGCATAGACCCAGCAGTTGTGGATCATGAGGAACGCGCCGCGGCCTATCTGCACTTCATCGCCTGCCATTGCGATAATCGACGCAGCAGAAGCTGCCAGTCCCAGCACTTTCACGGTGACTTTGCCGTCGTACTCACGAAGCAGGTTGTAAATCGCCAGCCCTTCGAACATGTCGCCGCCGGGGCTGTTGATGTTGACCGTAACGTCTTCGCCATTAAGCGAACGAAGCGCACCGGCGATACGGCTCGCGGTCACGCCCTCGCCCCAGTAATCTGCGCCGATCACGTCAAAAATCGAGATACTGTTATCACCGTCGCGCGCCGCACGGATGCTACCGTTCCAGCGTTCCATCGCCGCAGCAGGCAGGTCTGGTTTTTCGCGCGCAAAAGGTCGCCCCTCCGGCGCCGCCGGAAGGCTTTTAATAGTCATGGATGCTCCTATGCCGCCTGCTTCAGCGGGGACTGTTCGAAGGGAATATCGGGGAAAACGTGACTGTGAAGCTGACGAAGCGCGGCGGCCTGCGCTGCCGGGCTGTTCTTTTTAAGGTCCTCAAGCGGCGTCAGGTTCAGCTGCACCGTGTAAATATCTCCACCCTCAATTGGAGGCAGATTTTCCAGCCGGCGCACATCATTGCGTGACATCCAGCCGTTCTGCAGCGCGCTGGTATAGTAGGCGGCGCGTCCTGCGCTGTCAGCACGAAGCAGCCCCTCGACAGAAAACTCGGCAAAGATATCCTCTTCACCATTCAGCAGACAGCGGGAAATCTCCTGTTCAATATTAACCAGCAGCGGGCGCAGCGTATGGGTCAGAAACTGCAGGTTCATCCCCTCAAGGCTTGATGCCCAGCTGCTCTGCTTTGAGGTGTGTCCTACCATAAACGGCGGCACCCGGAACCAGCGGCAGATTTCCTCAATTCCAAAAGAGCGCGTTTCCAGCATCTGGGCCGCTTCCGGATTCATCGTGACGTTCTGATATTTCAGACCGCCTTCAAGCACCATGATTTTCCCGGCATTTTTTGAACTGGTGAACTGTGCCATGTAACTGCGCAGCCGTTCGCGTTGATCTTTATCCAGCGGCATTTCTGCTGAGAGAAAACCCGAGCTCTGCAGACCGTTCTCAAATATTTTGGCAGCCGACTCTTCGACCGCCATTGCGGCACCGATCACATCGCGCCCGGAACTCAGCGGCATCATGCCGCAGACCCCGTCAAGACCGAAGCCGCGAATGTGCATCAGGTTTCTTTCCGCAATGACACGCGCAGTACCGTTCTCGGTGTAGGTGTACTCAAGCCGGCCGGTATCGAGGCGTTTTACTACCATGTTCTGGGGAAGCAACGGCACCAGCGAGACCAGTTTGTTGCCGATAAACAACTTCTCCACGAAGGCGTTTCCGCGAAGACAGATACTCGCCACCAGCATCAGCATAAACCGCGATGGTGTCATCTCCAGATTCGGCCGGCGACACAGTACCTGGTAAACCTGATTCTGTTGGGCCAGTCTGCGCGAGCCGTCAGGCTGCCGCTCGTAAATCTTCAGCGGTAGCGTTGATATTGACTCGCTCAGCAGCCGGACGCAGGCCCAGACCGCTGACAGCTGGATAGCCTTATCCGCGGTGACCACCTTCCCGCTGCTGCTCGTACCGTACCATTCCTGCCAGAACGTCCCGTTGGTCAGGCTGATGGGGACGCCCAGCCAGTTAAGCAGAGCGCTTTTAACCCTGCCCGGCTGCTTATTTTTCTTCATCAGAAACCTACCATGATGGGATTATCAAAGAAGCCGCTCAGGTCCTGCTGGTCATTGCCACCGTTAACGAGCAGGCGACTCATCGCGGTGAACAGCGCAGCCGGACCATCAATCTTGGCCTCGGGTGTCGATTTGTTGGGAAAGATGTTGTCGTTACGATCCGGCTTCACCGTGACGTTCGACATCATCCAGTTCATCACGGGGTGATTGCTGTGGTGGAACCGGCCGCCGAAAACCAGCGCCTCAACCTCTTTCATGGCCTCGGAGAAATTGCGCACCGTCTGCGGCACTTCAACCAGGGGTAAGCCCTCTTCAGCAAGCGCAAGGCTGAACTGGGTGGCGCTCCATGGATCGAAGCCAATCTCTTTGAGGCTCTCGCCGGTCACCCACTCCTGCAGTTCTTCTTTAATCTGGGCATGGTCGATTACATCACCATCAGTGAGGATGAGTTTGCCCAGCTCTGCCCACTTACGGTAAAGCTCAGCCATCTGCCGCGAGCATTTGTCCAGTCGTCCTTCGGGCAACCAGAACTTAAAGTCGGCGTGAACGTGACCATCAGGGGATCGCCAGGCTTTTACGGCGGCGCAAATGTCGATTTTGTTCGACAGGTCGACGCCGACCCACAGCGGGTAAGTTTTCAGCTCATGCGCCGGCGCGATAAATTCGCATTTATCCCACTTCAGCATGTCCATCCAGGAAGACTCGGCGGTCACCCAGATATTCATATGCTTGGTGAAAAAGTTAACCCGGGCGGACACCTGCTCTTTTGATTTCTTCGCCAGGCGGCGCAGATCATCCCAGCGCTTACAGATACCAAGCCCGGGGTTAGCCTTCTGCCATACCGTTTCGTCGAACGGGTCGTCGCCGTCGTCCAGGGTGTAGATAATGGCGAAGAAGGTGTCGTCTTTGACCGCACCTTCCACTTCACTGTTGAAACCGCGCAGCACCTTGATGGCGTAATCGCGCAGCTCATAGCAGATGCCTTCTTTGTTAAAACCCGCGGTGGTAATACCAAACAGCAGGGACTGCAGGCGCGCGCCGGTCGCCGTCTCCAGAACGTCCCATACGTCACGGGTTTTATGAGCGTGCAGCTCGTCAACAATGCCGCAGTGAATATTCAGGCCGTCCAGGTTATTTGCGTCACTGGAAAGCGGCTCAAATTTAGAGGCGCTTTGCTCCTGATAAATAGCCAGCTTGTTGAACTCGAACAGGCGCCCAAGCGTCGATTTCGCTTTTTTCACCATATTTTTGGCATCTTCGAAAACGATGCGCGCCTGGTCGCGGGTTGTGGCCGCAGAGTAGACCTCGGCCCCACCCTCGCCATCCGCGCCCGTCATGTACAGGCCAACCCCGGAAGAAAGCGTGGATTTGGCGTTCTTACGCGCCACCTCGTTGTAAGCGGTACGGAACCGCCGCACCATTACCGGGCGGCCGCTGCCATCATTTCGCAACACAACCTTGTGGGTCTCCTCATCCACCAGCGGAATAACGAAACCGTAAATATTGATAAGGATGAATACATGCCAGTCCATCAGGGCGATCGGCTGCCCGGCCTGAGCGCCTTTCACATGCGGAATGAACTTATAAAAATTCAGGATGTGCTGGGCGCGGGGCTCGCTGAAAAAAATACCCCGCGCCTCGCCGTTTTGCAGATCGTCCAGAAAACGCTGGCAGGCCAGCCGGACGTATTCACAGGCAATAATCTCCCCCGCCACGACGCGCTCGGCGTAGCGGATACCATCGGCAACCTTAGCCATTAATCCCTCGCTTTCATGAACTCAGCCAGCGGGTCAACCGCCTCCGGCGTTTTGGCGCTGACCTTCGACCGGCTGGCTGGCGTCATCCCGAATTCTGCCAGCATGGCGCGCAGCCGCTTCCAGGCATCTGCCTTCATCATTGCTGCCGGATGCGCCTTAATCAGTACATCCCCCGTCTGCGTTTCAGTGCGGTATGTATAGCCCTCGATTTCCAGCGTATCGCAGTGGTGCCGGTACTCGATATAAGCCTCAACCAGCAATTCGAGCGCGCGGGCGTCCAGCTGCGAAATGACGCCGACGGCATCCAGCTCTTCAGCCATTCGCTTAAACCAGTACTTCGCCTGTTTGTCGAAATGCTTAGGAGTTGGGGGTACCCCTGCAGGGGGCTGTGGCTCATTTTTATTGATAGGGCGTTTTGATGGGTTACCCCTCACCAAACGCAGATGGGTCGGGGTTTTCGGTGGTCCGGACATAATCGAAAACTCCTATTGATCATCGAGTGGGGGACCCCATAAAAAAGTTTTCTAACCTGCGGCGGTGTGACAAAGGGTTAGGCGGCGGTCCTTAGCAGGCAGGGCCCTGAACTTTTGACCCGCCCTCATGATTGCTGCTTTTAAGTGTATTCTTTATCGTTGTAACGCTCTTTATCGGTCTTTAAAATGGCAAAGTTTTTATTTGAAAAGGATGAATGATGGCAAGGTACAGGGTTGGCAATAAATTTCTGTCGCAGGCAGAGTTCGATGAAGAGCAAGACGCAAAATGGATAGGTGGCCTGTTTTTAGTCGGCGCTCTGCTTACTGGCTTTCTACTGCATCATTATCTGGTCAACCCCGAGTGGCATAAAGCTATACGTATTGCTGTCACCGTCATTCCGGCTTTAGGTATGGGCATCCTTCTCGCATTTCTGCATCGCATTGTGCGAATGCTATTGGGTCTGGCTTTTATCCTGGCCATTCTTGCGCTGGTGATTAAAATTCTTATGTCTTTGATCTAACTCGCAACGCCCACCGACATGCAATTACAGGCCTAAGTAAGTGCAGATTATATGACTCATCACATTCTTTCCGTTGCGGTCTTGGCTTTGTGACATGGCCAGCACAGAGCCTGAAGGTTGCTATCGTCATCTGTGCCGCCGTGAGCTTTCGGAATGATGTGGTCGACCGTTTCAGCCGGGCATGGTCTGCCATTGCGTAAACACTGCTGGCAGATATATCTGTCACGCATAAGGATACGGGCGCGGATTATGTCCCATTTACTGCCGTAGCCGCGCTGATGGCGACTCAGTCCGCGCTGGTGCTGTTGCCAGCCTTCATTGCGGTGCGTCTCGCAGTAGCCGGAACGGTCGTTTGTTGTGCCGGAACACCTCCTTTTGCGGCAGGCGCGAGGGATAGAAGACGGCATATCGTTGACTCCAATAAAAAAGCCACCCGAGGGTGGCTTTGGTAATGGTAAGAAAAAATCGCCTGTGAAAGAAAAAACTACAAACTCCCTTCATCAATAATTGAATATACACCACGCTCCCCGAGGCTATAGACATATTTATCTTTGTATTGATTACCAATTTTGCTTTGATAGGAAATTGTCATCACGATTGTGCGGGGTAAATCCTGTTGAGGAATATCGCTACTCTCGCCCAGTGCTAAATCGCCCGCTTTCGCATGGTGAATATTGCATTCATTAAAAGGGTCAAATGGCGGCTCTGTTTTTATCGTCACCAATAGAGCATCTTCACCACCAATAGAGAGAGCGCCTTTATATCTGAAATTTTTACCGCCTAGTATGACTGAAGGACTAATTGATGGGGCTTTTATGATAGGTTTGTATTGTTTTTCTTTTTCACGTTTAGAGGTTTCGAAACTTTCACGATCCGAGAGTAATTGTTCCCTCGCAACAGAAACCATCTCCTTGTACTGCTCCACCGAGTTTTTCAACTCTTGTGCCTGAAGCTCTAGCGCCAAGGTGTTTTGCTGCAATTCTTTTTGCTGTTGAATATAGCCTAATACCAGCCAAAGAAAAGCAACTGGTGAGAATGCGCCGGCAAGAAAGTCGCCGAATTCATTCCAAGACCGCATCAATTCTAATTCTAGAGCGTAAATCACGCCCCCCAACATGAGAAAATAAAGAACACTAATTAATAGGCCACACCAAAATAGTCTCATAACCATCTCCTTCTTTGGAGTTGGTATTTAACGATCGTTAATCATCACAAGTCAATTCAAGCACTGTTCGAAAATGTACTGTTGCAAACCGGCTATTTGCTTTCCGGTAACTTCGATTCGCTCTCTGAGGATGAAATAATTCCGTTCAGCGGCGTCAGTAAGTCGGGGGCCGGTGCCATCATCCACCCGGGTGGTGCCGGACGCTCGGTTCGCTGGACAGGTGGCGTTGAGCTGCAACCGCTTACGACCAGCAGCAACATCGCGCTCAAGCTGAGCAATATTTTCTTGGGCATCAGCCAACTCCTTCGTGTATTTGGCATCGAGCGCAGCCACATCGCGCTGACGGCGCTGCATATCCTTAATGTCATCTTTAGCCAGATTTAATTCACGATTAACTTTGGTTAAAGATGCCTCGGCTTTTGTGAGCGAGGCCCGATAATTAAGCGCGATAATTATGACGGCAACGAAAAGCAATGGCTTCCACCATGCCCGGACAAAGCCCCATAAGGAAGCCATCAGAGCACCTGGCGCGCTGCAGCATAGCGGGCCTGTCTGTCTTCCAGACCGTTCTGCCCGCCGTTAATAATCTGCGTAACGCGCAGCAAGTCGCCCGGATATTTCAGGCAGCCTTTGCTGGCATAGAACCATGCCGCAGAGCGTGCAGAGCTGGCCTCTTCGGAAAGCAGCTCCGGCGTGCTCACAAGGTCGAGTTTCAGCGCGGTGCCGCAGTCGCGGTAATTTTCGAGGCCGGTAATCTGGATTAAACCGCGACCGCGATATTTCCAGCCATCACCAGAGGCGTTATTACCGAGGCGCTTGCTGTAAACCAGATTGGCGATCGCTCGCTGATGCTCAAGGGGCAGCACCTTTTCATAAGTGCGGCGGCCCAGCATGTTGGCCTGATCCTGAGTTAACCGACCAGCACGGACAAAATCGCTCAGCCCGGCGATGCTGTAGTTGAAGCTCTCCACCAGCCTGGTGAATCCGGTACTTTCATGGCCGACCTGCGCAATGAACATTGCCTGATCGACCGGCGCAGTGATGCCATACTCTCGCATCGCCGCATCAATGTGCGGGAACCAGCGTGCAGCTAAGCCGGCGCTTAAACCAGCCGCCTGCTGAAATTGTTGTTGGTTCATTCGGGCCTCAGTACCTGAAACAGACGCGCTACGTTGCCCCGGGCACGGAACACGGCGGCGCAGATGGTTAAGTTGATGATGACCGACGCCCAGTGTGTGTGGACGTAAAAGTCGAAGAAGTAGCGGAACGGTACGGACGCATACGCCAGGATAATCAGGTATGCCAGCCACGATGCCCACCAGCGATGCCGGGCTCCGGGTTTACGGAACAGCATCAGCCTCAGCACAATGGCCGAACACGTCGCCACGTTTGTCAGTACCAGTGGATCACTTATTACCATTGGCTCCCCCTCTCCACCGCTGGAACCACTGAGCGGGGTCTTGTTGGCTGGCGAACGTCAGGATTTTAATCGTCAGCGCAGAGAGGATAACGGCCCCAAGTGCATCAAGCGGCTTGTCGCTGTATTCCGTCCAGCTGGCAAGCTTGGAGCCCACCAGCCCCGCACCATAAACGCCAGCGATGTACGAAACAACAAAATAGGCTGCGCGTCGGATCAGCGTCAGGTCTGCCGCGGTGGCAACATAAAAGACCGCACCGGCAAACGCGCCAAAAATTACGCCGTAATCTGTGCCGGTCAGCAGTCCGTAGATGCTCGCACCAGTAAGCGCAGCACCTGCCGCGACAGTTCCCGAAACCGGATCGGACATGTAGCCCCCTCTATTGCTGTGCATCCTCTCTGAGCGAGGGGAAATGAAAAAGGCCCGCTGGAGCGAGCCTTGTATTTTGAGCCTATTGATTTAAAAGCATGTGGCTTGTTGAATTTAGGTCATGACCCAAGGGCAAGAGCTAAGATATGATAAGCATTGTGTATATGTGACAACTCTTATCACGTTACATCATTTTTTGCGGACCGCGGTAGTTTTTTTATTATCACGAAACGACTAACAAAAGGAATAAAAAAAATGAGCATTACTTTTGATGATCGAGACGAATACCAACGAAAAAAAATTGCAGAAAAGTTGGCGCAAATTATTGATTCTTCTTTAGATATCTCGCCAACCGTCATAGATGGAAATTGGGGCACAGGCAAGACTGAATTCAGTCTAAAGCTTCTCAACTATATCTCAACTGAATACAACAATAAAAAAGTTATTTATATCGACGCTTTCAAAGAAGATCATTGCGCAGACCCTTTGCTTTCTGTTACAGCTGCAATCGCCAATGCAATGCCTAGAGCAAAACAAAAAGCGCTCATAGAAAAAGCAATCCCGGCGTTAAAATTTACTGCAACAACAGCCCTTAAAGCCACGGCGGGCTGGGTATTAAAACAAGAAACAGACAACTTAGCCGAAGATTTTCAGCAAGCCATAAAAGACACAAGCAATGCGGCCATTGATGGAACAATTGAAAACTTAATAAAAAATCATATGGAAGCTGAAACCAATATCAGTGCACTTAAAGAAAAAATCCGAGAGTTAGCCAGCGAAAATCAGATAATAATAATTGTTGACGAGCTTGACCGTTGCAAACCCAATTATTCCATCGATATGCTTGAGAAAATAAAGCATATATTTGATATAGAAAATGTATTCTTTATCCTTGTCACCAACCTTAGCCAGCTTAAGGCATCAATAAATCACCTATATGGGGCCTCTGTTAATGCTCAGATTTATTTGGATAAATTCATTAAGTATTCATTGACTTTACCAGAAACATTCAAGCCGGATGGTCACACTTTAACTCACACTTCAGAACATCATTGGCAAGGTTTGATTGCAAAATCTAGGAATTTTAAAGATAGCGGAAACGTAGTGGAGCCTATTGTCGGGGAGCTTCTGTCTATCAGGCCCTTATCCTTAAGAGAGACTGAAACCCTATTTAGATATTATAGTATTTTCCAGTCTCTTTCTAAAGCCCCTATAAGCAATCAAAAACTATACTCATACAATCTTGCAGCGCTTGTTGCTATTTATTTTTATTGCTTTGGAGATAAAAGAGATATTTCTAAATTCCCCTCTAATGATGCCATTATTTCGTTAGCTCATACTTTGGGAGTGATCACCCTCGAATTTGACACAACAAAACCACATATTATATCGCATTATAATTATGTACTTTATGGGCTAATTAAAGAAAATGGTGGCTCACCATCTAGTCTGTTACCCTCTAATTATGAAAAACAGAAAAACCTTGAAACAATGTATGATACTCTTTCTGAAAGAGGTTTTAATCGCTTCAGTTTCATTAGGGTTTTTACATCAGTTTTTGAAACCTTATCTCTTACCTAATAATAGTGGGCCCTATGCAGGGCCCTTTTACTTTAAGTATCCATATCTAATTTTATGTTAATAGCAGATAAGCACCCTTCTATAAATCCTTCAGCCATCTGCATTTCAATTCGGATTAACTTTTCATCTTTCTTTCTAAATCGAGCTATGCTGCGTTTTGATAATCCGAAAAGGTAATGGGCCACGAGAAGGGAATGTTCATAGGGTCTACGTTGTTTTAACCGAGCAAGACAACTTTCTATAACTAGGGCATCGTTATCTGTACAAGCAAGCCGTGATTTACCAACTTGTGGTAATAGGCCTTTGAACCCTGCTGCAATGTGTGAATAGTCCACTCCCGAGTTATCACTTGCTGCCCATCCACCCCATAATTCTAAAACTCTTTGTATATCGCGCATTACTCTCTCCACAGATTTAACCCAGAACGCCGATCGCGAGCGCGCGGTCTAAAAAACGAAAAATTAGCTCCAGTTGTGAGCCATATTTTTCTTCAAATGCCACGGTGTCCCGATGGAGCTCGTCGTGATGCCTTCTGCACAAAGGCAATACGAAAAGGTCATGGGCTTTAGTACCCATCCCGCCCTGCCCGTGGCCGATCAGGTGATGGGGATCGTCTGCCCGCTGGTTGCAGCATGCGCAAGGCTGCTGCTTAACCCAGCGGGTGTATTTCTCGTTTTCCCAGCGGCGGCGCTTTGGCCGGAGCATGTAACTTTCCGGCGACTCAGGGTCAATCATCAGCGCAACCACCTGTGTCTGTTGCTCCTGCGGCTTGTCGCAGTTCATCCGCGTCTTCACGGCGCAAGCACGCTGCGCTTTCGTCTGCACCATTTCAGCCGCCGATGGCCCCGGCACAATATCGCTTTCCCGCGACACGCCTTCTACTGGTAAAGGGGGAAGACGCAGCGCGCGGCGCGCCACACTGTCCGGCAGCGCATCAGTGATATCCATCCTGACAGCCCACCAGCATAACTCCGGCAGAGTCAGCTCGTGGGTATCGTCAAAGGCAAGGGAACCGCGCGCGACGCTGATAATCCAGGCTATCACATTGGAACGGGCAATTGCTGACAGGCGCTCAGTAAAATGTTCGGCCAGCTGATTATCACAGTGCCAGCACAGACGCAGCGCGCCGGGCTCATGCCGCATCGTGGTCAGCTCATGGTGATGGTACTCACTGTGCGGCCACTGGCAGCCGCCCTGCTGCTTCATCAGCCAATGCTCCAGTGCATTGATGCCACCAGCAGTCCGGATCACCCGCTCATCAGTAAAGAAGACCTGCAGTCCTTCGTCATCAGCCAGCGGCTGGTGTGCCGGCGGCACCGCGCCACTCGGGAACCGTGCCATGCTTTCTGGCTGCACCTCCACCAGCACGCGCCCGTTTGCAAATATGGGCATCAGTTCCGGGCCGGGGCGAAGCAGCACGATACCCATTCCGCGCGCTATTTCCGGTGTTAACAGAGCTCTCACGCTGCGTTTCCCTTCGCTACATGCTCAGCCCACAGCCCACCTATCCACTTAACACCCTTCGCTGTGAAACGCGCCTGGCTGAACGCGTGGTTGGATGTCGTGGAGGTGCCCGTTTTCACCTCGAACCGTCCGGCATCAATATGCTGGTGGCGCGGCGTCAGCACCCCGCCGAGGCGGTACATAATCTCGTTGTCGATCAGGAACAGGCGGAAATCCGTCTCTTTGGCTTTTAACAGTTTTGCCACCTGACGAAATGAGAGCGAACCGCTGGCGGAGCAGTAGCGATCCACAAACTCCACCTTTGGCGCCGCGGCGGCGAGTTCCTGTGCCAGCCTTTCCTTTTGTTCGGCCAGATCCGCAGCAAGGCGCAGTGCCTCCGGCAGCGACCGCGGCACGCCCGGCTGCTGCCCGCTTTCCAGTTCCTGCCAGCGATCAACCAGGCGCGCGGTAAACTCCGGACATAACTGCGCCACAATGACATAGCTGTCACGCTTGTTAACCAGGTAGTGGTGGTATTCCTGCCTGTTCTGCGGGTGGGTGTACGGCAGTGCCGTATACCCTTCAATGACGCTTTTCTTTATTAACCGCTCAATGGCAGTGCACACGTCGGTATGACGTGAACCTACAAGCGAGGCTATTTCCCGGCTGGACATGAAAAGCTCCTGACCTGCCAGCGCCGCATGATGCTTGGGGCAAACTGAAATCGGGTTTGTCTGGTTCATACGTTTCTCCATCTTTCAGGCGGCTGCACCCGCCACAAAATTACTGATCGTGATTTCCACCTTCCCTTTGCTGGTTACCGGGCCCCATTCCACCAGCATCTTTTTCACCTGGCTGTCGTCCTCCCAAACATGTGCCAGCGTCAGCGCATCGAAAAGTGCCTTCAGGTAGTTATCCAGATCGCGACGTTTACGGTCAGGCGGGTAAAGAACCACCTCGACTGCCAGCATGCTGGTGGTAGGCTTGGGTATGCGCCGCAGTTGCTCGACGACAGCCGCTGTGGCATTACTCTGATATTTGCGCCCGTCTGCGCTGACAAGGTGTCGGCCATTTAGCGGCCCCTTAGTTGGGGCGCGCCAGTAGCTGTTAACACTGGGTGGAAAAGGCAGGGTCAGCTTCATGCAATGGCACCCCGCGCTTTCAGGAACGCCACCGCGCGATCGCGTGCTTCGGCTTTACCCTTTACCATCTCGCGGAGCAGAAAAACGGCCTCATCTTCTTCGGCCGTGCCGTTGATATTGATGCCGCGGGCGACGCCCGGCGATATCGAGATAGCCCCTTTCTTTACCAGCTTGCGCAGCATGTCTGCTGCAGCATTGGGTGAAGCGGCCCCCATAAGCTGGGCCACTTCTTTCTGTGTCGGCGGATACCCGTATTGCTTCTGAAAATCTGCCAGCATGCCAACTACCTCTTGCTGCCGTGGTGTCAGCTGTTTTTGCTGGGCAGCCTTAAATTTATGGGATGCTTCGTTCACAGCTCCCCCACGAAGTGACCAGCCAGATAGCAACGGCCTTCCACGTAACCGACGCGGTTGCTCATCTTGAGACACTGGGTGCGCTTCTTAGCCAGACGCGCGCGGTCCCGGTTACTCTTCGAGGCATCGAACGCAGCCAGGTAAGCATCTGCGGCACGGCGCCACAGGTTCTGCCTTTCCAGTTGGCAGGCCAGCTCTTCGAAAACTTCATGTTTCAGCTTCTCGTTTTTCATGCTCTGAATCCCTCCGGGACCTGGCTGTAATCAACACCGGCATAGCTGGCTTTAAATGCGCTGTCGTCGCGCTGCATGCTGCGTTGCTTCCACTGCTGGCGAGCCGGACGTCCGCGCTCTTTCCAGCGGGTGGCGCTTAGCAGGTAGCCTTCAAGTTTGCTCGGGACGAACAGCGTCTGCGGGCGCATGTAGTCGTACATTTCCGTGTCGTGCCAGTGCTCGTGTTTGTAGTCGACCACGAGCTGCAGGTCGCCCACGGAATGCCCTTCGCGCAGCCGGGCCCGGATGTTCTCCAGTGAGGATTTCGAGTTCTGGTAACGCGCACCGGTGACCAGATTCAGGTGCATCAGCACAGCAATCGCTTTATCGGTGATCAGCTGCTCAGCGTCGGGTTGCCCGGCAACCTGACAAGAAGGTTTTTTATCTGATGGTTCTTGTTTTGAATTTACTGACGGATCGTGTCCAGATTCTGGACCCTGAGAAGCGCCGTTTTTGCGGTTTTCCGGACGTTCAGATTCTGGACGTCCAGCTTCTGAACCTTCGGATTCTGAACGTCCAGATTCTGAATGTTCAGAAACTGGACCCTGAGAATAAGCACCGGCAGCAGCCTGACGCAGGCGCGGCACATTCAGCGTGTAGATGTTCGTACCACTGCGCTGGCCCTGACGACGTTCTTTACGGGTCAGCCATCCATCACGCTCAAGCTCACCAACCGCGGTAATAACGGTGCTGCGACCAGCGCCAATCTGGCGCGCGATAGTGTCGACGCTGGGCCAGCTGATACCTTCATCGCTGGAGAAATCAGCCAGGCGCGCCAGGATCAGCAGCTTTGTACCTTTAACACCGGCACTCGCGCAGCCATCCCACACGTATGCTGATAACTTAACGCTCATGCATCCACCCTTTTGAACTTCTCGCGGAACCGCTCAACAGGCTGCATGCAGTCGTGCGGGTAACCAGCGCGCCGGAAGATAACCTGTCGTTTTTCGGGGTCGTAACCCGTGACGTGGACTTCAGTTCCCCGCCAGTCGCGATATCGTCTTTTGAGTTCCTGCACGCGAAAGCCTCCGCCTGGCGGTTAAACTCCCCTACCATCTGCTGAGCGAGCTGGTAGCTGACGGACACACAGTGGCCTGATACTCTCACTGCATACCGGTACTGCACCGGACCGGCTCCCCCCGGAACCGGCAGCGCAATAAGTTGCGACCTGCGGTAACGTGTTGTTAAACTGTTCATGCGTAGTTTCTCCACTATTGAAAAGACGCGCCCGACGCCTCGAGCTGCACACTCGGGGCGTCACCTTTTCTGGTGCTCATAAACACTTCTACTGCCTGGTCTGAAACCCCATACAGCGCCATAAATCCCATGAACCCGTGGAACTGGTGCCGAATGGTCTTGCGAAACAGCTCTGAGAGCTTTTTGCGTTCATGACGGTCAATTACCCCATCCTCAGCTGCTTCAATCTGCGCCTGCGCCAGCTGGCCTTTAGCCGCGTTGGTCTTCATGTCGATCGCGAATAAGTCCACGTTGTCCATGCTTTCCGGCTTCGGCACATCCACCAGTAATTTTCCAACGCGCGCCGCGGTGTATTCCGCCAGCATTGAAACACCGGACAGGTCCTCCATGCGCTCCAGTTCGGCCAGCGTGAAGAAGCGGCTGCCGCATTTCTGGTACATGTGGTTATGAAAGCTGTCGATGCTCATGCCGAGATCGGCAGCCATCCCGAGTCGACCGGCGGGGTGCGCCTTACACATAGCGCTTATTGCTGCTTTGATGTTCTCTACCATCTTGTTTTCCTTTTGGTAGTTACGGCTAAGCCGCTTTTTGATTACGCTTTATATAAAGCGAAGCGTCGTATTTGAGCTTTCCTTTGGTACGAGCAGCTGCTTCCGCTGCACGACCTTTAGGGATTAATTGCCCGGGTCTTGCGCGCCATTGATAAAAAGCTTCTGGCGACACACCAAAAAACTCTGCTGCCTTGTTCGGCGAGCCAAAATACTGCTCAAGTTCAGTTGTTGTCATAGCTTCCTCCTAAGAATATTTAGATATTATTATCTAATCTTTTTTAGGTCAATAAAAACTAAGATTACTTAGGTTTTCATTTCTAAGGGTTGAATCGTGGGAACACTTGGCACGCGGTTAAAGGAATTAAGGAAGCAAAGAAAGCTCACCCAAGGCCAGCTCGGTAAAGCGCTTGGGGTTTCAGATGTGACGGTTGGATACTGGGAAAGGGATCTGAACGTGCCAGGCGGAAAGTCGTTAACAAAGCTAGCTCAATACCTTGGAGTAAGTGAAGGCTTCCTCTTGTACGGTCAAGAAGATGAGCCTAACGTTGGGCCTGCACCAGTTGCCGCGCAACAAATTCCGATTATCAGCTATGTTCAGGCTGGAGCATGGTCGGCTGAGTGTGACGCCAGAAATCTTGATGGAACGGTGGATTATATTTTGACGTCAGAGTTTCATTCTCGTTGCACCTTTGCCCTAAAGGTCAAAGGTAAATCTATGGAACCAGATTTTGTTGAAGGCGATGTTATTATCGTAGATCCTGAATTACGCCCTGGGCCAGGCGATTACGTTGTCGCTAAAAATGGGGGCGACGAAGCCACTTTCAAAAAGTATCGGGCGCGCGGAATCAGCGAAACCGGCGAAGAAATATTCGAACTCGTGCCGCTTAACGAAGACTACGCGATCAGAAACTCTGCTAAAGAAAAAATTCATATCATCGGGGTAGTTGTAGAGCACCGCCGCGTGATGCGCCGGAAGTAATCCCTTCTTACTCACAGAAAATCTAAATTAATTTAGGTTTTCTGCTTGACCTTATATCTAAGTTATTTTAGATTTTGTTATGCATCGTGAGATTGCAGGCCGCCTATGGATTAGCCGCCAGTAGCGTTAACGATCTGATAATTCGCTATGAATTCCTAAAACTAAGGCGTAAGCCTCTTTGTGTCGGGCAGTTTTTCCCCGGATGTCGCGGTTCAGCCAAATTTTTACGCAACACACAAGAGCATTACCGGGTAACGGGCCTATAACCCAATCCACCCGAGCGGGACTCCGAACCGCAGGTGCACTTCTGTGTTGTGTGGAGAAACTACCCGGCGGCCAGTGCAGATGGCCGCCCCCTTTCACGGGAGTGAATAAAACCAGTTTAAACAGACTTACCCCATGTCGCATGGGTAGGGTTGCTATAACCAAAAGACAGCGCGGTGCAGCGCAAAGTTAAGTGGAGGAACACGCATTGAATTATGAAAAAACGAAGGAGCTCGCGAAATCAGGCCACCAGCTGGTGGTGCTTTTGGGCACGCAGAACGGCATGCATGAAGCCGCCTCTCTTGTGCAGCGTATGGCCGGGCATCTCGATCTCTTAGCTTTAGTGTTAGGGGAAAAGACGAAGATCAGCGACAAGCTGCTGGAGGCGCTGCGGGATCGGGCGGAGCCGATGTTTTACGTGAGCGACAAGGCGGCAAAGCGCCTGCTGCGAGGTTATACACGCTTCGCCACCATGACTACAGAGCCGAAAGCGGGCGTGAGCCTGCCGCTCTACATAGCGCCGACGCCCGCACCGATTGTAGATGAGATTGTTGGTTGGGTCCGTAACGACGATGGTGATACGAGCGATCCACTTTTTCTGTGTGGATCAGTTCAACCCACAAACGGCCAGGCATATAACAGCACTTATTATCCGGTAAAGCGCGCCGCACCGGGAAAGGAGGGGCGATGAACCATTTAATGATTGATCTTGAAACGATGGGCAACAAACCCACCGCACCTATTATCGCGATCGGGGCTGTGCTTTTCGAACCCTCCACTGGCGTGATGGGACCGGAATACTATGCCGTAGCGGATCTCGAATCCTCAATGGTTCGTGACGCAGTGGCAGACCCTGGCACTATCTTATGGTGGCTAAAGCAGAGCGCGGAAGCGCGAGCCGCCATTACCAGCGATAACAGGGTGCACATCACGAATGCTCTCGGCGGGTTGATAAAGCTGATAGAGGACAACTGTGAGCCGAAAAGCTTACAGGTATGGGGCAACGGAGCGACATTCGACAACGTCATTATCAGGGCGACATTTGAACGTCACGGTTTCTACTGCCCCTGGCAGTTCTGGAACGATCGGGACGTGCGCACAATCGTCGAAATGGGTCGCGCTGCTGGCTTTTATCCGCGTTATGAGATTCCATTTGAAGGCGATTTGCATAACGCGCTAGCCGATGCCAAGCACCAGGTGAAATACGTTTCAGCAATATGGCAGCGGTTGATTCCTGCCACCAGCAACAACATCTGATTTAACCCGGGTGCAGCCGGTAAAGTGGAGAATAAGCCATGAAGCAAATGCTCACGCTTGAGGAATGGGCAGCAGAGAAATACCGTAGCAGTCCACCAGCTTTGAATACTCTGCGCCGATACGCTAAGCAAAATATGTTTTCCCCACCAGCTATGAAACAGGGTCGCAAGTGGCGAGTAAGGGAAGATGCAGAACTTGTAGGCGAATTGGCTAAGCCGAATATCCGAAAGACTGACTCGCCTATACTTCAGAGGATTCTTGCTGATGGCAGCTCGACCACGTAAAAACAATGTTTCTGTTCCAAACCTTTACCCTCTCTACAGTAGAAAGGCGAATAAGGTTTACTGGCGCTATAAACATCCCGCCACAGGTAAGTTTCATGCGCTGGGTACCGATGAGGCAGAAGCTATAGCGATTGCTACAGAAGCTAACACGCGCCTGGCGGAACAGAGAACCCGGCAAATTCTGGCGATCAGCGACAGGATCGCCACCAGCAAAGGCAAAGCAATCACGGTTTCTACATGGCTGGATAGATACTGGAAGATTCAGGAAGAAAGGTTGGCGACGGGCGACATCAAACTGAACACATTCAAACAGAAAGCAAAACCGGTTTCGTTATTGCGAGAGCGAGTCGGTATGAAACTGCTGCCATCAGTGGACGTTCGTGATATTGCTCAGCTGCTCGATGAGTACGTCACTGCCGGTCAGCCGAGAATGGCTCAAGTCGTCAGAACTGTGCTGGTAGATATTTTTAAAGAAGCACAGCATGCGGGTGAAGTTCCTCCGGGTTACGATCCAGCTTCAGCAACTAAAAAGCCCCGTCGAAAAGTTACCCGCCAGCGCCTCAGTCTGGAGGAATGGCAGCGGATATTCGAGATTGCAGACGCCAACCATCAATATATGGGTAACGCTATGTTGCTGGCTTTGGTAACCGGCCAGCGCCTTGGTGATATTTCGAAAATGAAGTTTAGCGATGTCTGGGATGATCATTTACACATTGTTCAGGAGAAAACAGGAAGCAAAATAGCGATCCCATTATCGCTCCGCCTGAATGCCATTAACTGGAGTTTGCGGGATGTTATAGCGCGCTGTCGGGATTATGCGGTTAGCCCTTACCTCGTCCATTTTTTCAGGGCCACGTCGCAAGCAGAACGTGGCGCCCAAGTTAAACCGAACACGCTAACCATGAATTTTAGTAAGGCTCGGGATAAGGCAGAAATTGACTGGAGGGAAGGAACGCCAGCGACATTCCACGAGCAGCGCTCGCTATCTGAACGTCTTTATAAGGAACAGGGGATCGACACTAAAAAGTTGCTCGGCCACAAGTCGCAGCAGCAGACCGATCGTTATAACGACGACCGAGGTAAGGGCTGGACGACGATTGCAATTTAG